GGCCTCGGTAGCCTCCAGCATAATCGGGGCCAGTGCACACCTACAATTCGGGTGAGCGGGCGGCCGTAATATATGATTGCCGTTCGTGTCAAAATACGGGGCCTCGTCCAGCCCCACGGGGCCGATATTTCCGTTCGCCATGCACACGTCGCAGGGGTCAGATACTACCCATCGCTTCCCGGTCACGCCGATATCCCGGCTCCTGTCCATGAAGGCTTGCTCCAGAGCGTCGGCCGTCTCCGTCCGGGCTATCGTGAGCGAGCGGGCCTTGGTCATATCGTCGAACTCGGTGCGTATCTTCCGGGCAAGGCTGGGTATGCCTTCCTTGTCCCGGATAGAGTCGCCTACCACCTTAGCCAGCCTATTCTTCGTCTCGACGTTCATGTTGGTCACCAGCCGGGCACTCCGGGCGTCGGCGTACTCGAACGCTTGCCGCATGGGCGGCCCCTCGTTGAATATAGGCCGGTCGGTCGTCTTGGTGCGGCCCCACTCTATCATCTGGGCGGAGCCTACCACATAGATATTGAGTAACCGGGCCGTCAGCCGGGCCCGGAGTTGTTTACTGAATGTTGCTAGTAGAAGCTCGATAGGCCCGTCCCACGGGTCGGCTTCCTGTATGGTAGCAGGGGCGGGAGTTGAACCCGCTATCTCCGCCTTATGAGGGCGGCGACTTTCCGTTTGTCCTCCCTGCGTCGCTACGATGGGGCCGAATATAGCCAGCACATCGCTATACGGGAACGCCTGTGCGAGTGTGCGGAAGTACTCCCGCATTTCACGCTCGAAAGGCTTAGCGAGTAGCTCGTTTTTCTCGTCTTGCGGGTTTGCGGGTAGCTGTCTTTCCAGTACTGCCAGTAGGCTCTCCAGTTCCCTCATTACCCCGGTCGTCAGTATTGACGTCTGCATTCACGTCTCCCGTTACGTTCTCGGCGGCCCCTTCCGGGGGTTCCGCACTATCCTCGGCGGCTTCGGTGTTGTCGGCTTCTTCGCCCGGTACATCACCTGTACCTCTACATACGGGGCATGGTACATTCACCAGCCCAAATTCAAGCTCCTTGCGTCCAGTACCATCACACTCAAGACACACACTCATGGGTCATACCTCCTTCTCGGTGTTTACAAGCTCGTGATTATGATTATGCCCGTTCCCCTCGATACTCTCCCGGTACGCCCTCAGGGCCGTTATCAGGATAGCCGTAGCTTCTTCCGGCGTGGCGGGTGCTCCGGGTGCCGCCGGGGCCGCTTGGCCCGGTTGTGCGGGCGGCGTTGGCTGGCCCGGTACCGGAGGCGTTACTGGCGGCGTCGGCGGCGGGTTCTTGGCCCGCTCGGCATCCTTCGCCTTCTTGATTTTCTCCAGTTCGTCCAGTACCTCGGACGGGTCATTGATACCCATAGCCACAAGTGCAGCCGTCTTGATATCGTCGCTATCAGCGAACTCAGGGAATACCGTACAAGCGGTCTGTAAGATTTGGGCCAGTGCTACGTCGTCCTTCGGCGATATTGCCGGGAAGTCGAAGTCTATATACATCTTGGAGCGGTCGATACCAGCGTTCTCCATGACAATCTCGCATATATCCCGGTAGGCGTCGGCCCATAGCTTTTGATAGCTTCCGCACATCTTGGCCACGGGTAGCTCGACTGTCTTGGCCGTTGCAAGGTTCCCGGTAGCAAGGTCGCCGAAGTATTGCTCAGGCCACCCGACGCTAGAGCATATCTGGAGCTTAATCATACGGCCGTCGTCGTAGGCGTTCTTGGCTCCAGTCTCCGTCTTGATAGGTTGCATATCGGCCGCTTCGTTCTCGAACTCCACGCCTCCAGCTTCCGGTGTCTGGCCGTTTACAGTAGATTTCACCCCGGCCACGGCGGTAGCTCCGCCCTTCACCTTCACCTTCCATGCGAACCTCGTGAGGGCCAGCATGATACTGATACGTGCGGCGAGGAATTTCTTCTGGTACTTCAGCCAGAATTGAGCCGGGAGTAATAGCGGCGTACCGCGTTGGCCGATAGTGTTGATAGGCAAGTGGTACACGATAGCGTCCTCGGTCTGCTGTATACTCTGCCCTGCGGAGTTCTGTGTGGCCACGCCTTTGATGTTCATGTGGCTACGGTAGTACGAAGTCCGGGCCTGTCCGGTCGTGGTCGTCCACTCCCGCTTGTAGAACATGGGCGCCTCGACGTCCTCTACGTCGGTCACTATCTCGGTGATTTCAAGCGGGTCGATGGTGCGTATAGTGGCCTTCCCGCCACCACCAAGGAATACTGCGAAGAATATCTCACCGTCCGTGAGTACCTTGTCGCTATTCTTACGCTGGCCCCTCGTACCGAGGATAGGTTGGTTCTGCGGGTCGCCCCAGAACAGGTCGAGCACCTTCTGGGCCACTTCTTCACCGGCACTCAGGGACATACCCTCTCCGAACGTGTAGTCAGTCCAGAGTCGTATTGCTTGCTTGGCCATCGGGTCAGTGTAGAAGTAGGCCCTCGATTTCCTCACAGCCACTATCCGGGCGTTGTCGGATACGCCGCCCCGGTCGTTATTGGAAAAGTTCAGCCACCCAGCGTCTTCGTTAGATAGTTCCTGTTCGACTGTCTCGGTGGCTTCCTTGAGGTATTGCTGAAAAGCGGGTTCTGTAAGTGCTTCACGGAGTAACTCGTTCATATCGTTCATATGCGGGTGTCCCCCTTATGAGTTACTGTATATGAGAAAGTCCGTTTTGTCAAGTATTACGTCACTAAATATCGGGTACAAGTTGCATGGAGTCGTATATCACGGTTCCGGATACGTCTCTCGGCTCGTACATTGAGGCAAACGCTCCAGATGTCGCATCGACCATATCATCATGGACGCCGCCGGGGAAGCTCTCTATCTCGTCTAAGAACTCGTTAATCCACGGCCCCCTCATGAGCTTCACGTTCCCAGCTTCAGCCTGTGAGCTTACCGGGTTAGCCCGTGTCTCCTTGCTACCCACGGCGATTTTGCCTTGGAAGTCCCACCCAAATAACACTCGACGCTGGTATTGGTCAATGGCTATCTTCCCGGAGCTACCGCCCTCTTGCTCCATCCGTACCGGGATATCCCGGCCGTCTATCATGGCCGTCTGTTTCACCAGTGCCTCGTTGGCTTGCGGGGTGCCCCGGAGCCGCTTCATATCGAGTATGTATATGATATTGTCCGGTGATATCCCCATAAGACACCCGGCTGTCCAATCAGGCTCAGAGCCTTTCTTCGGCTCCGTGGCGGCCATATCCCAGAAGCGTAGCTTGCGGAGCCGGGCCGGGATAGCGTCGACAATCTCGAACCATTCCCGGCGGAACTTCGTGCCGGCTTGCCGAGCACTCCAGTCTCCATTGAGTAGCCGCTCCCGCGTGAGCGGGTCGAGGTTCGCCAGCGTCTTGATGTAGGTAACCCGGTCGAGGTACGGGTTGTCGTTAATCGTAGCCGGGATAAACGGGCGTCCTTGCTCCTTGCCTTCAATGATAAATCGTTGTTTCACCCACTCGTGGCCGATACTACCGGGGTTCGAGGCCCCACGGATACGGATAGGCACGGCGGCTATTTCCCGTATCTTCTCGCACTCCGGGCACTTCGGGTCATAGCTCGTATGGTACGGGCACTTCGGCCGCCGGGCCCGGCTGAACATATAGCGGTACTGGTAGTTGGTGAACTGCGTGAGCTCGTCGAAGCCGATGAACTGGAACGCCGCCGACTGGTATTGCTCCACGTCCTTGTCGTGCTCCAGATACCCGAATACTATCTTGGCCCCGGACGGAAATACCCACGCATTACTGTCACCTTGCCACTTTGTCTTCCCGCCGTACCAGAACCGGGAGCGGTCGAGTAGGGCTTCAGGTAGCGTCAGGGCCTTGAACGTCCGGCGTAGTAGCAGAGCGGCATAGCCGGGTACATCAACGTACTGCGAGGCGGCCATAAGTAGAGCATCGCTTTTCCCCCCGCCAGCGGCTCCTCCATAAAAGCCCTCCTCAGTTGTCAGACTGAGGAATAGTATCTGCTTGAATGTCGGATGGTGCGGGCAATAGAGCGGGGCCTTCATGGTGGCCATTGCCTCCAAGATTGCTTGCCGTGATTCCGAGACGTTCTGCCTCCATGATGGCTTTGGCGACTTCGCCGGGGTCGATAGTAGCTTTGACATAACTCTCCTGTTTCAACGGGCCACCACCTTCACCCGTCAGTTCCAGTTTATCACTCATGGCCAGCCAGTTCTTAGCGAGGAATATGGCTACAGCCGGGTTCTTCTCCGATTGCTTAAACAAGTTGCGGCGTAGCGAGATTTTACCGCCCGTACGCTTCTTCGCAAAAACACTGGAAAAAGTCTCTCCGTAGTGTTCCTTCACCCGGCGGTAAAAGGTCTTCTCTGATATGTGGAACCATTCCAGCATTTCGAGTACGGTGCACTGGAGAAAGCATAACTGCTCGAACTCCTTCCAGTCCAGTTCCTTAGTCGGGCGGCCCATGATACCGCCACGTGCTCCGATGGTCTTACCCGGCTTGGTATCCGGTGTGGCTTCCGGCATTACTTTAGTCTCTGAGTTTGATGTTACCATCTTCATCCACCTCCTGCGTGGCTCGTTTCCCTTCCAGTTCCCTCACACGGTTATCCAGCGACTTGATAAGTGTCACCACGTCGTCGAGTATCGCCTTCAGTTCCGGTGTCGGGCCCACCTTCAGTACCATATCACCTTTAGCCATTATACACCTCCGTCATATATTTAAGTTCATAACACTTTGCGAACACCTTTTGGCGGCGATTTCGCAGTAGCGTTCTTCTATCTCTATGCCTATACACTTGCGGTTTAACTTCTTAGCACAGTAGGCGGTTGTACCCGAACCGAGAAAGGGGTCTAGGATTAGGTCGTTGGGTGCTGACCACCCATTTAATACTCTGGCAACTAATTTATCAGGGAATAGGGCAGCATGACCTTTTACGTCACCATTACCACCTCTGCCAAATCGCCAAATATCGGGCATTGTCCCCCTGTTGAAATAACTATTGGTGAATGTTCTGCCAGCAGTACCATCGGATTCTAGTATTAAGATTAACTCTGAACCTCTATTCATAACCCCATCATGCATAGCGGGCTGTCCCTCTCCCTTATCCCATATAGCAACGTCTTTTATCGCCTTATTAAAGTCACCTATCAACCTGAACCATGCCTCTTTACTACCCGTTACAATCTGCACATTTATAAATGATATGGCGGAAAGTCGCAGATATTCGTAAAGTAAAAATCTGTGGAGTGAGTAGTATTCATCTATGGGCAATGCATCGCTGAAATCAGAATACTTCTTACTGAAATGCTCACTCCGTTCCCGTTCTGTATATTCGCCATTACGGATACGAGTACGCATATTATAAGGTGGTGAAGTAAGTACAAGGTCTATACTCTTATCAGGTATCAAGGGGAGTATCTCACGGCAATCCCCATGAATGATATAGACCGCATCATCCTGATAATAAGCGGGCGGTAGTACTAATCCGTTCCAGCTACGTTCCGTCATAGACATACTTCACCTTCCTTGTGGCCCTTGGCCGGGCCATGACTTCCTTCAGCGTCAAGCTACCCATGTGGCCCCGCTTGGCGGCGGCTTCGAGTAGCACGTCGTTCTCCTTCACGTTCCGCAAGCTCCAGTAGTAATCGAGGTCATCCAGCGTCGTAGCCCGGCCCATGAGAGCCCGCCACGTGCTGTGAGCTATCCCGCCCATTTGGTGAAACCGGAAGCGGCGGTTCATCTGCTGGAGTGCGGCGAATATCTCGTCCCGGTCGATAGTGCTCCGGTGGTCGAGGCGGAAGTCGCCTATTGGCGTTATCGACTGAGGCTCGAAGTACGTGAATACCAGCTTCATACGAGGTTGCAGGGCCATATCAACGGGTACCTTACTGAAAAAGTCGATAATCTTCTCGGTCGATTCCAGCCCGGCGATGAAGTATAGCACGGCTTCGTGGCCGTTCCGCTTCGTGTAGTGTATGAACGTATTGATTTCCTCTTGCGATAGCGGCTTGGCCAGCTTCTTCCGTACGTCAGCATCGACGAACTCTACGCCGGTGCGTACCCGCTTCCCGGCGTAGTACCCGGCCGTCCGGTTGTACTCCTTTATCTTGACGTCCAGTATGCCGAGCCGCTTCAGTAGGGGCGTAGCCAGCGTGTAGTCCCAGAAGCTCACCATCGGGAATAGGCGGCCCTTCTTCGGCATGGTGAATATAGCCCGCTCGACGAGTATCTGCGGGGCCTTCTGCCACGTCCGGCTCCATGCCAGAGCACAGTATTGGCATAGCTGAGGACACCCCTTGCCGCAATAGTAGTAATAGGCCGTGGTGTTGCACTGTATGAGCGGGTTGAGTGCGTAGTCGATGTGCTCGTTCAGGACGCCTTGGCCCTTTTCGGCGGTCGCCACTTCCGGGAAGTCGACGAGCTCTTCGAGGTGCCTGATGCTTGCAAATTTAGCTATAAAGTCGTACGCCTCGCCATGGCATACGTAGTCGGCCCATAGCCGCATAGCTGGCATGAAGGATACCGAGCCCCCGGCGATAATCGGCTTACCGAGCTTCCGGGCCTTAGCTAGTATCTCTAAGTCCATCGTATCACAGCACGAGACGAATACCACATCCGCCGCCTTCACGTCCTCGGTCACTTCGATACCGTGGTGCTGGCAAAGTAGCTTCAGGAGCCGGATATTATACTCGTGCTTTTGCTTCGGTGCCGTATAGAAGTGTACTATCATTCTGCCCTTATCCTCCGGGAAGCGATACACACATTGGCTCCGCCGTATACTTTCTTCAAGGCCTCAAACCGCTTCCATGCTCGATTATCTCTCCCCCCTGTTTCAGAAGCGTATACCGTGCATACCTTCACTACACCTTCGCCGTCTATTGCTACCACCACTTTAACGTACATATTCCCTCCTTAGTACGGACTCCACCCCGCCAAGCGGGTAGTCATATTAAGTCGTTCTTCTAAATTCAAATCGCCAGTTCTCTTGTAACTTCGTGAGGTGCTGCTTGAGGTATGCTTCCGTTTCCTCGTTTACCTCCATACCAGCGTCCCTACTCCAAAGGTAAATGAGTGCGTGTACCACACTTATATTCGCCTTCATTATCATCGCTTCACCCCGGCCTTGGCCTCGTCGGCCCCGTCGTCGTACGGCGTGATATCGGTAACGGGCCACACCGAGTAACCCTTGGCCAGAGCGTCCACGGCGTAAATCGGCCCTGAGGATAGCGACGTCGAGGCCCACAAGCCTACATCACCATCCCCATCCAGCCCCGGCCCGTCAATCTCCGCCGCTATCATGTATACAGACTTGAACGCCTCAGACTTCACAGCCCACCCGTTCCGTAGTGTGTACGTGCTGATATTGAGCCCGCTTTCAATAGCGGCGAGCTTCCCCGACGGCACAGGCTCACCCCTGTCTGGCCCCCCGTTGCCAAACATGATTATCAAGACTGGTATCATTATCACCAGCCCCACGATTATCCCTATCACTTTGCTTTTCATATTCTCCCTCCTTTACTCCCAATTATCCCGTATATGCTCCAGTATCGAATTGAGCATATCGGTCAGGCTGGCGTAGTTAGGTAACGAGGCCTCCAGCTTGGCCTCTACTTCCTTCAGGATATCGAAGTTCACCTTCCCGGCCACCTTGCCGATAGCCAGAAACGAGGTGTGCTTGGCCACGTTGTCGTAATATGACTGCCCCCAGATAGCATCGTCCTCCAGTCCGAGAGTAGGCAGTTCCAGCTTCAGGGCCCCGAACTCCAGAACGTCAAAGCCCGTAGCCTCGACGTCCAGTTCACGGGTGTCGATATCCGTGAGCACGGCCCGGAGTAAGTTGAAGTCCCACTCACCGGAGATTTTATTTAATGCGAGGTTTGCGGCTTTCTCTTTAGATAGCGACAACTCCACAACCGATACCTCTACCTCTTTTACCCCTT